ATAAAAATAGATCCAACTGAATCAATTCTACATCAAGTCAGAGGAATGGCTCAAGATGTTGATACCAACAGACCCAATTAATCCCAGTATTGGTAATATATTGTATCTCTAAGGTTCTCATTTACTTCCCTACATAGGGGGTCTTTACCATGAGTTATGTGCAAAGCCACACAACAACGGCTCAGAAGTTGCTGTAGGAAGCCAATACGCTTGGCTCTTGCTTCATTTATTTTCATAACTGTATCATTTGCTATAATCATCTCTGAAATTATTTGAGATTTCTTTTGCTTTTCCCAACTGTTATAGATCTCCGCAGCTTCTTTGCTCAATGTTGCTGATATTAATTGCTTCATTTAATCCAATCTCCTTAACAATGCTCTTAATACTGCCATTAATTCAGGTATATAATCATCTAATCTTTCACATAACTGATGAATTGCATCTTCTAATTCTTCTTTCGGACTATTCATCTAAATTTCTCCCAGTTTCTTTGATACCAACAATCCTCGCAAGTAGGTATAATTGGGTCGTTTCTTGGTATTGTTGTGCCACAATGTATGCATCTCATATATCGCGGAGAAGGCCTTAGAATATAATATATTGCTTTTTTTGAAACATCTAGCGGGATGTTTATAGACAACTCGGCCCCTTGTCCCGTACTGGAGCGGCGTGGCCTCCTAGCCGCTGGGTTGGGCTAGGCAAGTACGATTGTTATCTGATTACCGCTTCGCGGAAAGGATTAGGTTCTGCAGCGGGTCAATAATTACCGGATTGCGGAAACCAATGTTCATAAACCGGAATAACACCCCAAGCCTCATGGCAAAGAGTGATTCTTTCTTTATTCGTGCTAGTGTTACTCCCGGTGACGCTGGTGCATTCGACCAAACAGCAATAGATCTAGGCGCTTATGTGAGCGCATTAGGAAAATCCGTACTGAAAATTAAGTCAGTACATTATGAATGGGTATGTGGTCCTGCTGCAACTTCAAACCTTCCAGGTGGAGCTCCTTACATGGATGCAAACAAAGCAGGAGAAGCTTTGATGCAATTAACAACACAAACTCAAACAGCAATGGTTACTTTAGAGAACAAGTCCGTAATTGCAAAAGCTTCTTTGTGGGCAAGAAATCCAGATGCATCGGCTAACCCGCCTGCTCAGACTTACAATGACAGTCATTCACCTCAAGATTATGCTGATTCTTACATTGTAGCAGTTGAAACAATGTATCTTGGCGCAATCGGTGGTACGGAATGGACTAATGGATCAGACCTTACATGTGCTGTAATGATAGAATGCCAAGTTGAAACTCTAACTCAGGCAGCGGCAATGGCTTTGGCACTCTCGCAACAATGAGGTTGTTTCATGGCACTAACCGAGCGTGAGAAACAGGCGATTGATGCAATTTCCGAAAATCAACGCCGTCTGGAAATGATGATCGCTTCAATGATGGGGGGAAATCTTGGTCAATCGGCTGTCCGATTAAGCCAAGCCAACCCATTTGATAGCCCGTTAGTGAATCCTTCTCAACATAATCGTAAGGTTGCAGCGGCTGCCAAGCGAGGTGGAACTAAAGCTAGGCGTAAAGTTTCCAAATATCAAAGAGAATTTGGAAGAAATTTAAAAAGATTAAAGAAAAAACACCCAAGGACGAATATTAGTACTCTAATGAAGAGGTCACATACTGCAACCAAACGATCTCTGAAAATTAGAGTACCTAGAAAAAAGTGATTATTATGAGTAAAAGAACATTAGTAGGAAGTTTTGATTATGGAAGTGTTACGGCTACTGGTGGAAAAACCAAAGCGGACCATGTAATCTTTGCATATGAAGGAAGAGATCAAACAAAATCATGGAGAATAGAAGAGATCCAATGTTGGTTGAATCCTATAGCTGTAACTGGCGGCGATGGTAGAGCAATTTTGAACTATTGTTTATCAACAGATTTCTTAGATGAGCCAACTTCTGGTTCAGGCGGGGCTATGCAAGTTTACGCTCAACAATATAATGCTAGTGATAACAGAGGAATTGCTTGGGGTTTTGTTGATTATCAAAACCGAACATCAACAGGAGGAGATTTTAGAGTCCCTTTTGCCAATATTCCATTCGGTATGATTGCAAATGGTAGAAGAGCTATTAATTATTTAATTCTAAATGCTATGATCGTAACCGAAAACTCTGCACTTGCAGCAGGAGACACTCAAGTAAATTACAGAATTGTAATGTCAGAGATAAAAATAGATCCAACTGAATCAATTCTACATCAAGTCAGAGGAATGGCTCAAGATGTTGATACCAACAGACCCAATTAATCCCAGTATTGGTAATATATTGTATCTCTAAGGTTCTCATTT